ATCTGCTCGATAACCTGCAACCTCTCCGCATACTGGTCTCGTAGGTACTTGGCTTCCTCGATACGCTGTCGTTCAGCCTCGACTACCTTACGTTCTTCAGCTACGGCTTGCGATTTCTTTGTATAGTCTGTGCCAAGTTGATAAGACTTGATAAGCTCATCAAGTGTTACCTCACGTTCTTCACCGGCTGCTTTCACCCGGAACGTCTGAGGCTCCTCTTGCTCATCCTGCTCATCTTCTTGTTCTACCTCATCAGAATCGTCTGCGACGTATTCCTCAGATTCGGCTTCGCTATCGTTGGCTTCGGTTTGAGATTCAGGTTGTTCCTGTTCGGAGCCTTCTTCCCCACCCATAAGACCCAAAATAGCGTCAGCTGCACTACCTACATTCAACTCTGGACTACCGGAATCCGGTGTCGTTCCTTGAGTATCGCTCATCTTTTCTTTCCTAAATTATATCGGGAACCGCCCGAAACGGGTTACAAAATCTTTAACCGCTTCTCCTCAATTAGCTTGTCTGACGCTAACCCTTCGAGATACGTTTCAATCAACTCTAATGCCCTCAACTGACGATAAGCAGACTCTCTAACCTCTACTTGACCATAATCGCTAGTTGCGAACTTGGCAATCTCGTTAGACCGGAGTTCTTCCATCATTTGCTGAAAGTTCTCGTCTTTCAGGAGTATCTCAGCCCAGTATGCCTTAGTCATTGTTTAGCCTTTTTATTTTTCTTTTTTGGCAACTCTACCTCTGTTGCCCCAATCAATCCTAATGGAACTCCTGCCGCCAAAATGCTTGGATTTGTCACATCATAAGTTCCACGATTACCAATGGCTGATTTAAGCTGATTTGGACTAAAAACATAACCAGTTCTTAAATTTCCTTCTTTATCTAAAAAAAGTACGCCATCATAACCTTCTGCCTTCAATGCTCTATCTGATCTTGAATTTTTACCCCAATCAGAAAATCCTTCTTGAGTTGCTGGGAAAATCTTTGGATTAGTTACTTGTGCATTAAGGGGTAAAACATAACCTCCTATCCCATGGCTTGCCGTTTCTGAACCAGCGTATACATTTGCATATTCAGGGTTGCCAGAAAACCAAGTCCTATTTCCACGGAATTCCGCAATAGCTTCCTCTGGTCTTGCCACATCAGTTGATGTTGTACCATGATAAACACGTTGCTTTACTACACTAGGCTTAAGGAATTTTTCCTTTGCTGAAATATTCCCAACTTTAGTGGTTCCAGCAAAGCCCATCGCTAAGTCTTGATTCACCCTATCCACATACTCCTTAGCAGAAGCCTGTTCAGGAGTCACCAGAAGCCCTCTCATCTCGTTTAACTTAGCCTGAGTCGCTAGGTTAGAAGCCTGATTAAACGCCCTAGCCTGATCGTTTAGAGAAGCCATGTACTCTCTAGGATCACTTACCAATAGACCAACATTAGCCTTAGCACTCTGCTTGGCTCGGTCAATCATTCCAACGATGTCAGATAGCAAGCCCATTATGCAGTCAGATTCCCTAGCTCTTTGATCGCCTTCAGGACAATATCAGCCTGTTTAGCTCTCGTATCCTCATCAGCCAAGTCCATCGCTAAGATAGCCTGTAACTGCTTAACCGCTAACTCAGCCTCACGAATCCTCATGTCAGCCTCTTGCTGTTGGGCTTTCATGCTCATTTCCATGCCCTTACGGGTAAACTCAGCCTCTAACGACTGACGCTCTAGGTCTAGCTTCGCAGCCTCGATCTGAGTCTTAGCTTCGGTCTTTTCACGCTCTACCTGAGCCAACATCTGAGCTACTTCAGCCTGTTGATCCGGTGCTGGTGGCTGTGGCTGAGATAACTGCTCGTTCAACTCTGGAGAAATCTCGTTAAGGAAAGCGTTAGCATCCTTGAAACCAGACGCTTCAATCATTCGAGCCAATGTATCTCGGTATTGAGCAACGCTAACCAACGGATTACTTGCGCCAAACTGAGTCAGAATCTGCTCCTGTTTAGCCATAATCATCTGGAGCATAGCTAGTTTCTGCTCACGATCCCCTGAACCCAAACCTACGTTAATGGCTACGTCGTACTGGTTAGTCCACGATCTAGGATCAAACGTAACAAACTTGCCACGCATACGGACAATCTTTGCCTGATCCTGATACTTACCCAATAGGTGAAGAATCCCCTTAAACAAGCTCTTAACGCCTGTCTCAGCAAAGATACGAGCAATCAACTCCAGCTTGCCAGAGTTAGACTTCATCATCGCTGCAATAGCCGTAGCGGAAACATTATTCAGCACATCTGGATCAAGACCCTGTTGCTGGTCATTAACACCTGTCCGTTTAGCCTGAACACCATCCATGTACTCAAGCAATGGGAAAGCCTGAGCCGTTACAGCAGGAACCTCTACCGGCATAATCGCACCAGAGGACTTCATACGGATCAATCCACCCGGAGTAGCGTTCAACGCATCATCCAGATTAACCTGACCCTCAACCACGCCTAGACGAGCATTGTTCGTCAGATACAGGTTGTCCAGCATCTGTCTCGTAACAGTAGACTTGATTAGCTGGATGTCCATAGTCCGGTCTGCCAACGACTGACCAAAGAACTTATGCGGAATCGGAATTGGACAGAGACTGTGGAACGGAACTAGGTCACATTCCTCGTCATCGAGGATTTCGTTGCCCGAATAGGTAATCTTCCGTAGCTCGGCTATACCATCGCCATTTACGTCAATATGGATGTAGCACTCGTAGACCTCAACCACCTGCATCGTGTAGTCGAGGCTGATGTTCTCATCCGGCTGCTCACCCTGAGAAAACCTAGCTACTCGTTCAGGAGTGTACTGAAGGTCATCATAGCTAGGCAAACCTTCCACAATGTCCTTATCGAAACCCATAGCCGTTAGCTCTGAGCGCGTCATCAAACGACGGTGAGCTACGAACGGACTATCCTCAATGGTTCGTGCAGACTTGCTAATTAGGAATTCTTCCGGCGGTACGTTCTCAATCTTCACACAGCCGTACTTCTTAACCGTCTTAACCTTGACCGTGTACATAGGAATCTGAATAGGCATCCCCATCATATCCACGCCACCATCAAGCATCTCAACCTTCTGGCTAGTTACCTCAATGCTCGGATCACTCAAGAGCAGAGCTAACTCATCCTCAGTCAGATTCTTGTAAGTTTCCTTGTTGACATCTTCCTTAGCTTCCCAATACGCCTTGACTACGCCGACCTTCTGCATCAGCGCATCTTTGAACCAGTTGTGCAGGATGATTAGACCGTCATTCTCACGGTAAAAGACCCAGTTACAGTAGTCTGTAGCCTGTCGTGATGACTCCTCATCGTCTGGAGTCTGAGGCTCAAATGAGACAATATCCTCGGTAGTCGTAAAGACTCGGATAAGTTGTGGTAATGCTCCGTCAATAGCTTCTGCTACCTCGCCGGTAACAATCTGGCTACGACCTTCTACCTCGTTGCCATAGGGGTAACGCAGGTAATACTCTAGTGCCTTAGCACGTTGGTCGGTAGTCTCGGTATCGACATAGCCAATCGCATTGTCGATTTCATTCTCAAGAATACTCTTGATCTGCCCTTCGTCCATCTTCATAGCAAACCCCTAAGTTTTGCTCATTATACAATCCATTTAGTCGAAATTGGCAACGATGTCTGCCATGAAGTATCTGTCTCGTCAAGACCAATCGCTAAGTATCTAAATGCGTCTGAGTAATGGCTAGACCAGTCATGCAATGGCTTCTCGTAGAATATCTGTCTACGCTCATCATGCTCTCGGCGGTAGTTCCGTAGCGCATCTAGTCCGTTCTTTGTTCTCGGATTGAACCAGCATCTAGGCAACATACGTCGCACAGCCTGTATCCCGTCGGCAACGCTAAGTCTCGGAGCGACTGTGATGCTAAGACCCGCTTCCTCCAGCACCTCTTTACGGCTCTTTCCGGTTCCGAGTTCTCTAACCTGCACGTCATGGGGCAATATCTGGTCAAACTTCCCATAGTCGTTATCCTTCAACCAGCCCACATACCAGTCCAGTCCTACGCCGTGATTCTCTACGCAATCAATGAGCCTGACCTCTTTCCCGGCAAGCTGAGCAATCCATATCGCAGTCGAATCCCCCATCCCCAAATCCCAAGCAGCGAAGCTACGGCACAGACCGTCAGTAGGAAAGTCAGTAACACGACCATTGCTCTCAAGATCATTAATGAGCTTGCCATAGTAAGACCCCTCAACCGCTGCGTTAAAGGAACACTCGAACTCTTGGTTATAGCGATCTTCCCCCATCTCTCGATAGGCAGCCTTTAGCTCTGAGTCAGGTAGAACTCCGGTCTGACTAGCCTTGAACTCTAGGAACTTCCAGCCTTCCTCAGTCTTGGCTCTGTCCGCTAGTTCAGCGAAATGGTTAGCCCCTTTAGGAGTACCAATGAAACAAGCCCACCCAAGCCTATCGGCAAGAGCAGGTCTGACGATCTCGTTCCATATTCTCGGATTCTGATCGCCAACTTCGTCGATAACCACGCCATCGAAATACTGACCACGCAAGCTGTCAGGATTGTCAGACCCGTAAAGACTAACCCTACGCCCAAAGAAATCAGCACGAAGCTCAGAGACATTGTAGGTAGCTCCTAGTGGTCTGGTGTACTTCTGAAGGTAATCCCACGCTACTCGTTTGGCTTGTCCGTAGGTAGGCGCAATGTAGGCAAATCGTGGGTCTGGCTTGTCGCACTCGATAGCGGACTTGATAAGGTGATTGATTGCGCTAACAGTCTTTCCCATACGACGATGGGCAACCACCACAGTAAAACGATGCTGCTCAATGGCATCATGTATCTCTAGCTGCTGAGACCTTGGCTCGTAGTCAATTACGATCTCTGTCATGCAGTCTTTTGATACCCGCAGTTCAGACACTTGCTATTGACCAGAAATGCGCTGCACATAGGGCAGTTAGTCGGCTTGTAACTCATTTCTTTCCTCCCCACTTAATGACCATCTCTTGAGCTTCCCCATCCTTGCCCGTCACCTCAGTCCTAGCCAGCTTAGGGATATGGTACTCACTCATCTTCAGCATAATGTCCAATGCCTTGTAAGGATCAGGCTTCATGCCTAAGACTTCATCGCCCTCTGCGACCCTCTGTAGCCATCTGTCCATATATTGACTATTACGGCTCAATAGCTCTGCAATAGCCTCTCTTACGACCTTAGTAGACTTGTTTACTGCTCCTTTAGGTCTACCCTTGCCGAATCCGTTTTCCGGTTTTTCTTCGGCTATTTTATTTTCTTCTGTTTCCATAATTGCAATACCTTCCGGTGTCTTGCTATACTCTGATTGTTTCTAATAGGAATTATAAATACACTTGTTTACTAGCTTCTGTACACTACTGAGACAGGAGGATTTATGTCACCTATCGTTAATACTGATGTTCAAATGCCTAAAGATGTCTTTGATGCCTTAGTGCTACATGAGACTTACTGCGTAGTTTCTGGCATTGAAACCACTACACCAGAATCCGTTAAGCAATGGCTGTTTAATCGCTTCGGAGAAACTATAGCAGATAAGTTTGATGAGTCTTATCTGTTTAATAACCGAGTGCTTTAAGCAGCTTATCGTCAATGACTCCAGCATACGGCTTCATTTGCAATGCTCTAATGTCTGTCTGTGCTGGCTTTGTTGGGTCTACAATTCCTCGCTCACGAACAACTTGTGGCAATAGCTCAAAGATTGTCCTGTTTTCCTTCAATCTTCCTAGACCCTGACCCGGAACTCCTTTCGGGTACGATGGATGCCCAGACACAGCAACAATAGGACTGCCAGCAAATATCTCGCCAATATTCATAATTCCAGCATCAGCAGCCATCAACTGTTTCGGATCAGCAACAGCAAGTCTAGCCTCACCAATACTCAAGCCACCAGTATTCCTGAAGTTCGTATCCAAAGCGTTCTTTAATGCTTTCCTAGCTGAATCTGGAGCGCCTCTAAACTGATCTACGCTTTGATCTGAAGCCAAGCCAGACCAGTCAGGAATAAACTTCTTTATCTCTTTATCAACTTTTGTCTTTTCTTTTTTGCTTAACGCGCTATTAGCATAAGACAGCATCGTCTCACCCGTCATCGTTGCAAAGTCACCACCAGACGGAGCCATTCTCCAAGGAATGTATAACGGGTTTTGCCCTGTAACTTCTTTGATGACCTGAGCATTTTGCATAATCTGCTTTACTGGCTGCTGACCAGATGCCCAAACCTGACCGGGATTGTTAAACATATAATCCTGACCACCTAGCAATCCAATAGGTCTGTCTAACTTGACACCTTTTACCTGCACCAAGTTACCACCGGCAGCCGTTCTATCCGACATTGACGTTATGAACGGTCTACCAGCAAACTGAGACAAATCAACAGTCGGAACCTGATTTGAACTTGTAGGATCAATAACCGTAGTTAAAGCTCGCAACCGTTCCTGCTCTAGCTTTCTTGGGTCAAATCGTGGGTCAAACTTTCCTTCACGAAATAGACCACTCTTAAGCGCACCTTTAGGAGCAGTTCCAATAGAACTACCGCCAACTCCAGCCATGCCTACGTTAATCGCTTCTTCTGGGCTAACCGCATAGCCTTTTGCAGCCGTTATAGGCGTAGACACAGCCTTCGCTAACTCATAAATCAACTCTGGAGCAATCAAGCCTTGACTCTTGCTGTATCTAGGCAGCAAGCTAAGACGTTCCTTCATAGGAACCATGCCAAAGACTTCTTTAGTCTGACGCTCTACAGGTGATAACAGTCCTTCAGCCATAAATTACCCCGTACATATCCGGTCTGTGAGCCTTGATCCACTCCCTCGGCTCCTCATGGCATTTCTTAAAATCCATCCCTACTGTCTGTGATCCAGCATGGTGAACATACGCCCTGCTTACGAAATGCCTAAATCCCGCTTCTTGCAGGTCATGGCAGATTATATTATCTGAATACCAATTCGTGCTAGGAAACTTGGCTACCTTCCAAGCCTCTCTCGTTATCGTCGCAAATATTGGTGCTATGACAGCCGTTTCCTTAATCTGCCCCTCACTAGCCCAATACAATCCTTGCTGCCTATCGTCATGTACCGGAAACCTAATGTTCTGGTCTGGCAATACATAGTCGCTTCTTGCGCCCAAAAATCCCATTTTTTGAGCATGATCCCGAATAACTTTACAATCTTCAGCTAATAACTTTATTGTTTCTGGATTGATAACAACATCATCGTTAGCCACAATCAATGAATCGACTGCGATCCTTCCAAAAACGTCGCTGATGGCTTCATTATATGAGTCTCCAAAATTTCGACCAGTATTGGGTCTGACGATGACATTGGGCAAGATTCGCTTGAATCTCTCTCCTCTGGCAACGTCAACACTATAAATGTAAACCGGGATGGTAGGTGCATAGACTTTAATGCTCTCAAGCAATACCGAGATACCCGGATTGCTTACATGACAGATAACTATGGCTTGCATAAGCCCCAAAAATATAAGTCTGCCGGATTAGAGTTACTGCTGAACTCGTAATGTAGAAACCTGTCCATGTCGCAGTTCTCTAGGAAGTCCTGTTCCGTTAGGTTCCTGTAGTAATCACCGCAAAATGGCGCGTCAGATGGGCTTGTACGCCTCGTTCCATGCTCTGCCCTGCCCGTAGTAGCACAGGTCATGATGACGATCCCTGAAGCCATCCTAGCCATGTTCTCGAACGTCTTTACCCACTCAGGATTATGCTCGAAACACTCACAG